TTATATTCTTCATCACCGTAATAAACATTCTCACCACCTTCTGATCTTTCCATACGATCTCTTGCTTCAGCAATCTTGGCTTCTGCTTTTTTAATATCATCTTCAATTTCTTGTAACTTTTCTGCTTCATCTTTTGTAAAGAAATCAATTAACTTACCTACACCTGGTATCTTTTTGATGAAACCCAAGAAGTCAAAATCAAATATCTTTTTGATAAAATCAAATACTGGCATTAGTGGTTTTGTGATAAAACCAAATATTCCCTCTTCAGGATCGAAGAAATCATTAAATAAAGTTTTAATTGCACCTAATGGATCATCGAAAACATCTCCAAAAAATTTTAAAAATGCTTTGATAGGAGAGAATAGAAAATCAATAGCTTTTCCTAGTAGAATAGATGGCTTCATATCTTCTGGTATCAATCCCTCTTCAAATCCAAACTTCTTACCAACAAAGTTTATAAGTGATACAACTAAATCTAAAGGTATACCTATTATACTATTCACTAAACCTTTTAGTCCACCTGTTATTGCATTTAATATTTTTTCACCAAGTGTTGCTTCATCATCTTCTTTAAATCCTTCTATTGCACCTTTGATAGTATCAAACACAGCTATAACAATAGTGAAAGGTAAAAATAATTTACCTAATAATTTTAAGAAAGAACCACCTGCCTTTGCAACAGCACCTACCGCGGATGCACCTGTAAAAAATTTTAATGTACTTAACAACATAGGCATCTTAGCAACTGCTGCCCCTGCACTTTTTAATCCATTTATGATACCTTTAAATGGCCTGAATATACTTCTAAGTGCACCCATAAATCCACCTGTTCTTGTCATAGCTCCTCCAGGACCTATAACTTTTTTACCATAAAAAGCCTCATTGAATGAACTTACAATTTTACCAACAGCTGTATTAGTATTTTTTGCATTTTTAGAAAGGTCTCTAAAGAATATACTTATGCCTGTTGCCAATGCAGGTAAACCTTTATACTCTTCTGGCTTAGGACCCTCTTTTTTAAAATCTGATATTGCTGATCCTATGCCACCTAAAAATTCTGCAAATGCAATAAAACCTGCTTTGATTTTTTCGAGTAGTTCTTTTATTTTTTTTCTATTTTCAGGATCCTGCAAAAATTTCATGATACCTAACAAAATACCAAATATTGCTGCAGGTCCAAACAATGCTTTTAGAAAACCAAATAATGTTGCTGCTGATTTTTTAACACCTTCACCTGCTGCAAGAGCTATGTTCTTAGGTGCATCTTTAATACCTTGTCTTGCTGCAGCTAGTTTATCTCTTACACTTTCTCTAAATGATTTTTTCTGTAGTTTTAAATTTTCTTTATCTATTTCTTTTTGTTCTTTTATAACTTCATAGTTTTTATCTGCATCCATTCCATTTGCTGATAACTGTTCTTTCAAAGCATCTAGTTTTTCTTGTCTTGCTTTGTTATTTTGAACTCTCTCTGCACGCTCATCTCTTTGTGCTTGATTCAATCCTGTTACTTTATCTAGTAATCTTTCGTTTGCGGTTGCATTGGCTTTTGCAACAGCAGCATTTCTTTTTTGGTTCTCTTTGTCTGCTTCTACTTGTGCTTGTTCAATAGTTTTTGATAACTCAAATGCTTGTATATCTTTAGTTATTTGAACTCTTGTATTACTATTAATTTTTTTGTTGTTATCTCTAATATCTCTAAGGATTGCTATCTCTTCTTCAGAATATTCTTTATTCTTTATACGCTCAGCTTTCTCATCTTGAGCCCGTTTATAATTGGCCTCTTTCTCATCTTTATAGGCTTTTAATAACTCTTTAGATGTAGTATCGTCTGCCATTACTTTTTATTCCATCTATCTTTTGCTTTTTGTGTCCACTCTTTCATTTGCTCTTTTGTTACTTGACCGTCAATTATAACAGCGTTAGCTGGCATATCATTATGTAATGCAACAACTTGACCGTCTTTGATTTCAACGAGTGCTTCACCACAAAACGCATCTTTTTTAAATTCTTTATTCCTTGTTAGTTCTCTTTTTTCTTTCAAACATTCTGATATAGACGACATCGGAATATACTGTGTCATTCTATCTTCGGTATCATTCATGTTACCAAACAGAAACATTACAATAATACTAATAACTTCCATTTGTTTCCCTCACTTTGTCCTTTAGTTTTTCTAAATCAACTAAAATCTTTTCAATGTCCTGCTGTGCTCTCTTTATATTTACAGTATTAGACATCATTGATTCCATTTCTTCTTGTATTTTTTCTACCTGTGCGGATAGAAATTCTATGAGCATTATTTGTTCCTGGTCGACCGGGGTTTGGTCTGCAGCTTTAACTAAGTCGGCTTCAAATAGTGTTGCTCTTGTCTCTAATGTATTCAATCTTTCCTGAATACCAAAGTATGCCCACACACCTATAGCCACTGCCGCAAGTATGGACAGTAAGTTTCTCATCGGCATACTGATACTTGTATTATCTGATATTTTCATATTACCTACTTCTTCTTATTACCTATTGCTTGAGCACCAAAGAATGCTGCAACGATACCTGCAACAGCGATGAAATATACACCTGCCATGTCACCTAGTATTTTTGCACCTTGATCTAATCCTGCAACAGTAGCAACGACTATTGCTATAGGATATAATAACATACCATATAATGAATACCATGCCATAGTTCTTTGTGCATCACGCATAGCATCTTGATCTTCAAGTTCTTTTCTTTTGAACTCCATATACATCTTATGCTCTTCAGCACTTACTTTTCCATCACCATTTGTGTCTGCTGGGTGATAATCTTTTTTAATTTCTTCAGCCATACTTAGCGTTCTCCTTTTTAACTCTTTCGTTTTCAGACTCAATCCATTCATTCAACATGAGTAGATAAGTTTGCCTCTCATACGGTGCCATATTGTTTACATCATTTAAACTCCATTTATGATTATGCATAAATTCAAAGTTTAATCTAAAATGGTTTTCCAAATCAATATGCGAGAGGCATATTAAAAAAAACTTTGCATACCCTCCAATTTCAGTTTAGACTTAACCTCAGTCTTAGGGTTAGTAACTTCAATAGTTTTAGAAACCTTTGGCATAGTTTCAAAAAAAGTTTGTACTTTATTGAATTGAACTCTATTTAAGTTTTCTAAAAACTCTATCTTTTCTTTTGATCCCATGTCACTTTTTGATAACACCTCATCTCCATTATGAACCTCAGATATACAGTCAGCTAATAGTTTCATCATCTCATCATAACTTTCAGATTTTATTTGACTGTAACTTCCTAGTGTTGGATAATCAAATAATACAGTAACATCATCTGTTAAATCTACTTTGTTTGTGTGATTTTCATCTACAACCATCTCTATCTCTTCAAGGTTAACCTCTACAGGTACCTGTGTTTCATTATCATCAGGACAAGTGACTTTAATGTTTGAAACCTCACCTACAGATTTAGATCGTATTTTAATAAAAATATATTCTAAATCAAAGAATGGTAGTTTATCAACCTCTACCTTTTCAAAAGTACAATTTTTAATAATTGTTTTTAATGCATTAGTCATTTCATTAATTTTACCTGACTCTTGTGCAAGTAATAATACCTTTTCTTCTTTTACTAGAAACGGTCTAAAACTTATTTTCTCTCCGGTTGACGGCATAGTCATATCATATTTTTCAGTATTTAAATTTGGTAAAGCCATTTTATCTCCTTATAATTTAATCTTCACACCTAAGTTAAATGTTGTTCTTCTTGTTGGTGCTCGGTTAGGCACCTCGTTACCTGCTTGATTCGCAGATGTTGATGGTTGACTATCGAGAGCAATATTCGACCATCTTCTAAATTGCATAGTGACTGGTTGTCTTACGACACCTGTTGATGCATTACTATATTCAATCGCACCTAAGTCACCTACATAACAATCTTCTAATCTACAACCATAGACTGCAACATCTTGATCATCTAATTGAAATATTGCTATGTCAGATACATATTCCTCATAGAAATTAAACATACCTGTTTCTCTATCTCTAATAGTATCTTGCCATATTTCAAAAAAGGTTCTAACTTTTAAATCTTTATCACACAAAAAAGTCATCGCACTTTCTCCATAGGTTACACTTGTAGGTAACTTGTATGGGTCTTGAAAATGTCTAACCTGTTCATTGTTTACAGTTCTACCTGGCATTGATACCGAGTCACAAAACAATGATACAGTTCTTTGATCAATAGCAAAAACAGTTTGTGTTCCAAACCCTTGTTCAGGTGGACCTATGTCTTCTTGTGAAGTTAGTCGTTGGAACTGTTCAGCAAATTGTCTACTAGGTGGTAATGCAATCTGAACTAAAAAACGATTAGGTTTAGCTAACCCACCATGTTTTGATATGTTTGCTAATAATGTATCAACTGCACCCACTATCTTGCTCTCCTTCTACTATCTGCAAATACTCTACTCTCACTAGCCTTTTGAAATTGTGCAACAGGCATAAGAACCGCAGGTAAGTAATCTGTTTCGTCTAGTCTTAAAAAGCCAGACTTAAACTTACTTGTTAAATATCTTTTGATACAAGGTTTAATTAATTTAATTCTTTTGAGTGATGAGTAATCACCTTCAAAGTTTCTTGCATCAAGTCTTTCTAATAATTGTATTCTCAACGGCTGTGGTAAGTAATGAAAATTAATTCCAAGAAATCCATCTGTATATCTCTCAATAGGTAACACTAATGGAAACCTATCATAATAAGGTAGTTCTCTTTTAAATTTAGGATCGTAAAAGAACATTTGTAATTCGTTCATACGAGGTCGTGTTCTAACTTTACCACCTCTCAACAATTTACTTGCTGATATACGGTTTCCTAAATCTCTAATTTTAGTTCGGTACCAGTTAATAGATTTATCTCTATCACCTGCTGCTTTTCTAATATCATCGAATACACTAGCCATACGACTATTTATATGGTGATAGGAAATCTTCTGTTAGTATCTGAAACTCAAAACCTCTCTTTTTACAATATCTTTCGGCTGCATCCCACTTTGCTCTGTTCTTAATATACTCTAAAACATCGTTCTTCCACACCTTAGTCTTTCTTTTAGGGTTTTTTGGTGGTGGTTTAGTGTACTTTTTTGGTTTGACTTCTATCACTTTTTGTGTTATAATGTTATTATTGTTTCGATATTTTATCCAAAAGTCAGGAAAATATCTTGACATGCCACCAGTTATTGGATTATTATATGCTATGCAAAACTCTTCCGACTTCCATTCCATAATATTTGGGTTAGTGTCTAAATACACCATGACACGCCTTTCCCATAAACTTCTATAGATTATGTTAGACGGATCACCCTTATATTTTTTTGGGTTAGATGGTTTATATCTTCCTTTATAGCTTCTGGTTCTCATCATAAATAGTAAGTATGAAAGCAATAGTAGACCTGATGTTAAGAAACGCTTCGCACTCTAGAGTGGGTAAGCCAAGAAACACAACATCACAAATATACAAGTCAAAGCAAGAACCTGGTGATAATCAAACCTTTTCATCTTTAGAAAGAGGTGATGAATATAACCTAGGTACAATACAATATCCATTAGACTTGGGTAGTAATGAAAATGGTCACTACATGCTATTCTATATTTATGAACAGACACAAAGCAAGTATGCAGGTGCTCAAACATTTGGATCAGCTGCAGCGGGTCAAAGTAGAACTACAGCAGCTAAAGAAGTAGGTGTTCAGTATTCAGCAAAAAAAGATTATAAAGAACCTACACTATCTCCTAGGTCAACTGAAAGAACTCTATCAGGAGAAGCAAAGACTACAGGTGGAACTTTAAAAAGAACTAAAGATGCGATAGCATTATACATGCCACCTAGTCTACAAACATCATACACTATAGGATATAGAGATGAAGAAACAGGTATCGCAGGTGAGGTTGCTAAAGCTGCAATTAGAAACGAGGGTGATGTTCTTGCAACATTAGGTGATCAAAAATTATTTGATCAAGTAACAAATCAAATTAAAGATGTTTTAGGAATTAGAATTTTAGGTGGTGTAACAAACGCATTAGGTATGGGTGATGCCGCACAAGTATACAGAAAAGCAACAGCAAGAGCATTAGACCCTAACCTAGAAGCAATATTTGAACGAGTAAATCAAAGAACATTTAATTTTAACTTCTCTTTCTTTCCAAAGTCGCAAGAAGAAGT